GAGGAGCTTATCACCGATATTTTTTTAACGGAATATTCGGGTGATGACGGTTTTAAGGCATATGTGAGGCTTGCCTGTATTGATTCTGGATTTAGAACGGACGAAGTTTATGAGGTTTGCCGGAAATGGCGCGATAGATCGCGGCCCACGAAGGGTGTCGACCGGCTGAACGGTGCGCCTTATATCGTTTCAAAGATCGACAGAAATCCCCGAACCGGCCAAGTAATTGCCGAAGGCCTTTCTCTTTTCCGCATCGATACGACGCTTTTTAAGGATAAAATTTCGCGTCTTATAAACGCCCAAAAAGAAGACAGAAGCCAGTGGCATATCTATAAAGATATTTCGGATCAATATGTCAGGCAAATGTGCTCCGAGCATAAGGTCATTGTCAGAAACAAGCGCAAAGGGCAGGCATGGGAGCAGTGGGAGCTTAAAGGATCGGCGACACCGAATCATTTTTGGGACTGCGAAGTAAACGCCTTGGTCGCGGCGGATATGCTCCGGGTCAACACCCTAAAACCCGCCGATATTGAAAAAATAAGAACGGCTCATAAAAAAGAAAGAAATACGTCAACAGGGGAATCAGGCAACTGGAATATTGGAAACACTTCCGGGTGGTTCGCCAGATGAGCTGGCTTGGAGAAGATAAGAATTGGTTTACGCCCGAACAAAAGAAAATTCAGCTCAAGCTTCAAGACAAGAAAAAATCAGACGAGACGCCGCTCGAAAACGAATACGCCGTATCTTATATTCCGCTCCGGTGTCCGAATAAAAAATGCCAGTCAAAAGATGTCAAATGCTACAACTCGTCGCCGCCTATCCGGTATCACTTTTGCCGTGGGTGCGGGTTTCGTTTTAAATCGGTCGAACAATGAGCTTTTGCCCTCTTAACAAGCGTTTTATTAAAAAATGAAAATGACCTTGATTACCCCGACCCCAATGGTACCCTCCGACCGAGTTGAGGAAATGAAAAAAAACGAAAGACGTTCTATAAGGAGACGTTGCCATGATGAATGTTGAAGTGGTCGATTTAAGGCTTGTGAACGGGGACGGAAAATTAAAGGCTTTGGTTGCGGTTAAATTCAGCGACAGTTTGATTGTCCGTGGATTTTCCGTTCTTGACGGTAAAAAGGGGGTATTTGTCAAACTCCCAAGCAAGCTTGCAAAAGACGGGCGGTGGATTGACACGATTGCCGTTGATGATTTTCTAAAACAGGCCATCGAAGACAAGGTTCTTGATCAATATGAATCGGCCTCCAAAGAGGAGGCGTGATGTCGCGTGTAATCCGCATTGATCGTGATGTATCGGCTGTTATCAAGTGCAGTAAAAAGCAGGGCGAATCAAACAATAGCGCAGTCAGACGGCTGCTTGGAATAGGAGGTAAAAAAGGATCTTGTAAGCCGAAAAAGAGGCTTACATGAGATATGTTCACCCGGATTACGACGCTGTGATAAACGCCCAGGGCGGTTATGCCGTACTTGAGCGTTTAGGATTTAAACCCGAAACACAAACAAAGGAGGATGAAATGGCAAAGAAGAAAAAGGCCGCGGCGAAAGCGGCGGCAAAACCGGCAACGAAACCCGCGGCAAAAGTCGAAAAGGACGAAACGCAGGGTCAAAGCCGAAAACAGCTTATGGAAGAAGTGAAGTCGCGCGGAATCAAAAATTTCCGCGTCATGAATAAAACCGAGCTTTCCGAGATTGTCGGCGGTGCGAAAGCAGATCGCATCCAAGAAATTATGGAACAGGCCGTCAAACGCTGGAAGTCGGGCTGGGGAACAAAGCAGGAGAAATAAGCGGAGTGGCCGGAGCCCGAAAAGGCTCCGGTTAACGCACAAGCCCGGTCACAAGTCCGGGTACAACAAGGGGGCAATATGAAACAGGCTTATTTGAAAGACGAAATAACACCGGCCATACGCGTGGCGCTGGGCTTAAATCAGGCGCTTCGGGACCGCTTGGCGGCCGAAAAAAGGAAACTACGAAAGCTGATAAAAAGCTCGAGGATCAGATGAATTATCAAATCACAGCGTATCTAAAAAACGGCGTTTCGCGCGAAACGTCTTATGAGAGACTTCTCGATTCCCTCGGGCTTCGGGAAGAATACTTTTTAGCGGAACCGCTTGTTAAAGGCACGCCGACTCAGGCCTGTTACGTGGCGATTCTCTTGAAAAACCAAGTAGCGGAAATTGTGAAAGTGGAAATTCACGACGGGGAAGGCAGGCGGATAGCTGTATTTGGCCTGTTAAACGAGCTTTTGAACGAAAAAGACCCCAAATAAGTCTTTGCTACGTTGTAGCAACGACCCCCTTTTAAAAAATTAAATCACGTTTAAGATAAGAGCTTGGGCAACCCCCAAGCTTTTTTGTTTTTACCTCGTCGGCCTCATGAACCGGCGATCCTGACAACCGAATACAGTCCTTCTCGAGAAGGCAAGACAAGCAATCCACAAGATTGCTGTCTTGCCTTTTTTATTCGGTTGTCAGGAAACCTTTTGGAGGAAGTGATGGCCGTATCTATTCAGACAATGCTCGATAACGTGGAGGCCGCGATCAACGCGCGCCTCGCGGGCGGAGCTGTTCAGTCTTACACAATCGGCGGACGAAATATCCAGTATTGCTCATTAAAAGAGCTTTATGACATTCGTAACCTGATTCGAAAAGAACTCAATAATTCCACACCCGGGTCGTCAACGAATTACGCAAGCTTCAAGGACCCGGTATGAAAAATCCAAAAGAAGAAAAACTCTCGCTCGGCGATCATATCGGAAACGGCCTCGACAAAATCATCGGCATCTTAGCGCCCAAGACCGCATATCGCCGCATGGTGTACCGCCGGGCGGGAGATATCATGGCGTCCGGCTTTTACAAGGGGGCGGGTTATGACCGCTTAAAAAGCTCATGGATCCCGGGCCGCGGATCCGCGGATCAAAACCTTATTTTGGATCTTCCGATTCTTCGGGAAAGAAGCCGCGACCTTAATGGGAATGATCCGCGAGCTTCAGGCATTACAAAAACTTTAGTCAATAACACCGTCGGCACCGGCATTCGTCTTCAGTCAAGAATCAGCGCCGAAGACTTAGGCATCACCGATGAACAGGCTAAGAAGCTTCAAGACCAATGCGAAAAGGTTTGGGAGAAGTGGTGCGGCACCGCCGATGCGGCCAACCGCATGGATTTTTATGAAATTCAGCGTCTTATCGACCGCCAAATTTTAGAAAGCGGCGAAGCCCTTTTTATTCCGGCGATGTTGAATGATCCGAGGCGGCCGTATTCGCTGGCAATCGACATCATTGAACCCGACCGCTTGAGAACGCCGTTTGCGTTTATAGGCGATAAAAACATCAGAGGAGGTGTGCGGGTCGGCGACCGCGGGGAACCGCTTTCGTATTTTATCAGCAAAAAACATCCGGGTGATTTTCTCTACGGCGGCGGTTCTTATGATTTTCAGTACACCGAGATTCCCGCATTCAACAGCCAAGACCGGAAAAACGTTATTCATATCTATGAAGTCGAGCGTCCGGGGCAGACCCGCGGCATTCCTTTTTTCACGCCGGTCCTTGATTATTTTAAGCATCTTGTCGATTACGAAGAAGCCGAGCTTGTCGCCGCGCGGATATCGGCTTGCTACGCCCTAATCATCGAAACAGAAAATTCAGCCAGCGCATCGATTGCCGCATCCGACGAAACAAATTTAAATAACCAGCGCCTCGAAAAACTTGAGCCGGGCATGATCAAGCGCACGGCCCCGGGTGAAGAGGTGAAATCTTTTAATCCCGCGCGGCCTTCAGGGAACTTTGACCCGTTTGTATTCTCAATTTTGCGGGCGATTTGCGCCGGCCTCAATCTTCCATACGAGATCGTCTCAAAAGATTTCTCGAAAACGAATTATTCGAGCGCACGTGCCGCACTTTTACAGGCCTACCGTTATTTCAAACAGCGGCAAGTTTCTTTATCGAGCAAACTTTGCCAGCCGGTTTACGAAATGCTTCTCGAGGAAGCGTATCTGCGGGGAGAGCTTGATGTTCCCGATTACTACGCGAAACGATATGACTACAACAAAGCGCGATGGATTACTCCCGGCTGGCAGTGGGTGGATCCCTTGAAAGAAGCCGAAGCCGCCGAGCTTTCGATCAATAACGGCATATCGACCTTGGCCGACGAATGCGCCTCGCGCGGGGACGATTGGGAAGAAAAAATTGAGCAAAGAGCGCGGGAAGTCCGAAAGATTCAGGATCTCGAAAAGAAATACGGCGTAAAAATCATCAATCAAGACAAGCCGAACACCCCCAAATCAAAAACTTCGGACACGTCAGATCCGAACAATCCAAATCAAGGTGGCGATTAATGAAAAACATAATTCAGGATGTCTATTCCAAGGCTTGGGCGGTCCGCGAGGAAACGCTCACAGTTATTACACAAAGAAACCTCTCTACTGAAGACGCCACAAAGGAAACTTTTGCCGCCGCGCTGAAAAGCCGGCCTGAATTCAAACAAGAAGGCTACAGCGTTGTGAACGGTATTGCCGTTATTCCAATTCACGGCGTCATCATGAAAAACCCTGATTTTTGGGATCTTCTTTTCGGGGCGGTTTCCACAGGATCCATTCAAAACATGGTGACCGCCGCAATCGCGGATCCAACCGTTCAATCAATCGCGCTTGATATCGATTCGCCCGGCGGGACGGTCGCCGGTACCGCTGAAACAGCGGATCTGATTTTTGCCTCCCGCGCGAAAAAGAAAATCTACGCTTTTGCCAGCGGTCAGATGGCATCCGGCGCTTATTGGATCGGCTCGGCCGCGGACAAGATTTACGCCACGAAAACCACAGAAGTCGGATCAATCGGTGTTTACACGACCATGATCGATATGTCGGTCTTGGCGCACAACGCCGGTATCAAGTTTGAAATTATCAAGGCCGGTAAATATAAAGCCCTCGGTCATCCCGCCAAACCAATTTCGGAGGAAGAAAAGCAAATCGCGCAGACAAGGATCGATGACATTTATTCGGTGTTTGTCGACTCGGTTGCGCGTAACAGAGGCGTGTCCGTCGACAAGGTGATGCAAGTCGCAGATGGGCGCGTTTGGATCGCTGAGAAAGCGGTTGAAATGGGCCTCATCGACGGCGTGGATTCAATTGATTCGATTTTAAGCAGTGGAACAAGCGGCAGGGTTTTGGGTAAGGGCTCACAGCCGGTCGCCGGTGTTGAAACAAACAAAAACCCCGGCGGTGAAGCCGGCAAACCAACAAAAACGGAGGATCAAACAATGGAACTAAAAGACATGACGCTCGAGCAGTTTCGCGCCGGCAGGCCGGACCTTGCCGCGGCGCTTTTGAAGGAAGGCCACGACAAAGGGGTCGAGGAAGGAAAACTCGCCGCCGAAAACGGTTTCAAAACGAAGAATGATTTCGAAAAGGCGCGGGTGGCCGGAATTAACGCCAAAGCCAAAGAAATTCAAGGCGTGGATGCGGCCGCCATCGAGTGTATCGCAAGCGGCGACTCCGTCGAAGCCGCCGAAACAAAGATGAAGGAGGCGAAGCTTAAGGTCATTCAAGCCGGAGCCCCCGGGGCCATGGGTGGCGGCAATGCCGGCGGAGAAGGCGGCGCAAAGGATCACTTGGCGCTCGCCCGGGAGTATCAGGCTGTCCACAAGTGCTCGATGGAGGACGCGCTAATCGCCACGGCCCCCAAAAGAGAACAGAAATAACCGAAATCTTTCAAAAGGAGGAGAAATCAAATGTCTCAACAGATAGAAGGTAATTTTAAAACGTTTCAGGCGGGGTCGGCGCTCGCGTCATTTCGCCGCGTGAAATTGAATTCATCGATTCAGGCGGTGTATGCCGGGGCCGGTGAAGACAACTGCGGCGTCACCCAGCAGGACGTGAATAGCGGCGACAACGTGACCGTCGCTTTGGAAAGCCCGGGACGCACGTTCAAGCTCACGGCTTCGGGTGCCATCACGAAGGGGGCGATTATCTACGCGGATTTGAACGGAAAAGTTTCCGCGACCGTGAATGGTACCCCGCTCGGCGTGGCGCTCGAAACCACGACCGCGGACGGCGACGTCTTCGAAGCGTTGATGGGTTATGTCATGCAAGACAACGCCGAGCAGCTGCTTGTCTTCTCGAAGGAAGGCATTACGGACGCGACAACCTCGCCGATCATCGTTACTGCGAATTTCAAGTTCCGCATTATCGATTGGTGGCTTGTCTCGCGTGATACGACCGCCGCGAACGTGAAGCTTATCAACGGCGTAACGGATGCGACGGCTGTTGTGGCCAAAGGCACGACGAACGACGCGATTGTTCGCGGCGGCACCATCGTCGCGGCACAAAAAGATATCACGGCTGGAACGGCGCTCAAAGTGAACGCCTCGGCCGCGGCCGCGTTCGATGTCTACGTCCATATCAAACGGTCTTAAAACCACAACAACGAAAAGGGGAGGAAATTTAAATGCCAATTCAATATCCAGGCGGCCGCGCTACACCGAGACTTGAACTCGGGGTGGCGGTTCAAGAGTTTATTCAAGTAGCGGATGAATTTGTCGGCACGAAGATCATGCCGATTTTTCCGACGAAAAAAAAGGCGGCGACGTTCTCGGCCATCACGCGTGACTACATCACCCAAGATGTGGACACAAAAAGAAGCACCCGGGGAAATTACAACCGGGTCGGCTCGGGCGCGAAAGACAAGTCCTACAGCTGTCTCGAAAACGGTCTTGAAAATCCGCTGGGCGACGATGAGCGCGCCTTGTACCAAACGGATTTTCAGGCCGAGCTCGTAGCTTCAAAGGTGCCCGCCCGCGGGGTGCTTCAAGCCCAAGAAAAGAGGATCGCCGGGAAGATCTTCAACACCACGACATTCACCGGATCCGCGCTTTACACGGATAATTCGGCGAATCCGTGGGCGACGATCACAACCGACATCATCGCGCAGATATCCACCGGCAAGCAGAAGGTTCGCGCGAACACGGGCCTTTTGCCGAATGCGATCGTGATGAACTATGCGAACTTCGAGAATTGCAAAAAGAACACCGCAATCTTGAACCGCATTCAGTACAACAAGGTCGCAACGGACGCGGAAGTGGCGGGGTACTTGGCGGCACTCTTCGGGATCGACAATGTCCTGATTGCCAAGGGCATCCGCAACAGTGCGCTTGAAGGCCAGACGTTTGTGTCGGGAGATATTTGGAGCCCGACCTACGTCTTCTTCGGCCTCATTGACCCGAGTGGTACGGATCTTTCCATGCCGAGCGTTGGCCGTACGTTCCTCTGGACAGAGGATTCGGCGGATAACGCGCTGGTTGAGGCCTACCGCGATGAAACGATCCGATCAGAGGTATTCAGAGTCCGTCAGAACACCGACGAAAATCTGATCGACCCGTATTTCGGCCACCTCATGAAGATCGCCTAATCGGCGAATCTTAAGAAAGCGTACTTGCTGGCGCGGTTTTACCAAGACTGCGCCAACAAGTACGTTTCTTTGAGGAGAAAATATGGCCAAAGAAATGAAATACGTCGCCCGAGACGGAACGGTCTTTCCAACCGCTTATTTTATTCCGATCCGCGTAACGCTGGATCCGGTCAATAAAACGGCTCAAGTGGTATTCGCCGGATACGAGAGCGAAGCGTCGCGTCTTGAAAACCCCAAAGCAGACATCGCGGCAAAAACCTATCTTGTGAGCCCCGATATTTACGAGAGTTTTTTCGGAATTGCCGCGATCGAAGGCGACGGCAAAAACGCCGTCAAAAGTGCTTACACTATGGCCGCCGAAATAAAAGAAGAAGATGGAAAAAGTTATTTTGACGGAGCCGTCGATGTTTAAAGGAACCGAATAAATGTCTTTATCCGCAAACACAGTTTGGGAAGTCCGTACAACCGGCAATGACAATAACGGCGGGGGTTTTGTCACGGGCTCGGGCGGGACGGATTATTCCCAGCAGAATGCCGCACAGCTTGCCCTTACGGACCTTGCGAGTAATGGCGCAGGAACCACGATTACGTCAGCCGTTGGTGGTTTCACCGCCGCGATGATCGGAAATATTATGCGGATTTACGCGGCGGGTGCGGGCTTTACGACCGGCTGGTATCAGATCACCGGCTTTACGAACGGCAACACGATAACGATTGACCGAAGCGCCGGAGCCAATGCGACGGGCGGCAGCGGAAACGTCGGAGGCGCCAAGGCCAGCGTCGATGTGAATGTTTGGGGTATGCAGCTTGTTCCCGGAAATAAAGTTTATCTAAAAAATGGGACTTACACGATCACTTCGACTTGGAATTCCGCTACGGGATCAGACGCATTGCCGATCGAATGGGAGGGCTACAACATCGCGAGAGGCGATCTTCCAACAGGAGCCACAAGGCCGTTTATTACAAATCCTAGCGGATTTCAGTTTGCGATGGGCTGGTACAACAATATTTCGAGCATTATTTTTAGCACGGTTGATAACACCGGCTATCAAATCGGATATGTGACCGTCGCCAAAGACTGCAAGTTTATCAGTACGAGCGCCGTTTCAACGGCGGGCGCTTGCTGGGTCGGGCAGCAATGCCGGTTTATCCGATGCGAAGTAACCGCCCCCTTGTGCCGAGGTCTTACGAGCTTCAACGACGTTTATCTCCAAGGCTGCTATATCCATGATTGCGTCATCGGAATAAGGCTCGCCAGCAATCCCACGGTTATTGAAGACACCGTTTTTAAAAACTGTCAGACAGGTATTTATACCAATTCCTCGAATTTTAAGATCATCAACAATACCTTTTACGGCGCCCAGACGCCGACCGGTATCGGAATTGACTTCGGTGGAAATGGCGCACATTTAGTAGCGAACAACATTTTTTACGGTCTCACGACGGCGGTAACCAGTAGCGTCAATCAAAAATCAGTTTTCATGATGAATAACAACTTTTTCAACAACACGACAAACCGCGTGAATGTGGACGTCGGGGTTGGTGATATTGCCTTGAATCCGGCTTTCGTGGATGCTCCGAACGGTAATTTTGCAGTCGGCCCAAACATGAAAGCCATGGGTGCGCCAAGTGTATTTAATGCGGCTTTGTCCACGACGTCCTATGTGGATATCGGCGCGGCGCAAAGACAAGAGCCATCGGCGGATTATCCCGTAGTCGGGAATGTCCGAAACGGCATCGTCTATAACAACGGCGGATCCGTCGGAACGCTGGCGTTACCCGCGCCGGCAGATGTAAAAAACACCATTCAATACGGCGCAGGCGGCAATGAGTTCACCGGCTCTTATGTTCCAGCGCCTCTTGTAACTCCGTCGCTGGGTGCCGTCAATTTTGATACGAAACTCCTTGATGACGCAAAATTTGCGTTTTTAAATTCATCCGAATTTGCCGAAGTTATCACCTACACGCCTTACGGCGGTTCGGCCAAATTTATCAATTCGATTATCGTGCGCGAGCGGCTTGAATCCAAGGGCCCGGATCACACTATTTCGCTCAATCGGGGCGCTGAAATTTACATCGCCAATGATGCGGCGCTCGGCGTTACTTCCATCAATAAAAACAATGACAAGGTTTCCTTTCCGGTTCAAGTCGGCGGGTCGCCCGTCATTTGGACGGTAGTCGAGATTTTACAACATGACGATGCCATGTGGCATTTGAGGGTCATTAAATGATCAAGACACAAGTCGATGCCTCGCGTGTTCTTTCAACTCTCGGCAAGCTCCCGACGGCCGTTCGCTTTCAGTTTGGCGACGCGCTCGATCACATCAGTCTTAAATTCTTAAAGAAACTCCGCAACGAACGGCTTTCGGGCGGTGAGGGAATAAAAGCACGTCCGGGCGGTCTCTTCAGACGTTTTAAGAGAGTTTTTCTCGTTCCATCCGATAACCAAACAATGGGCGTTGAGATATTCACCTCTTCCAAAATCGCAAAGCTTCATGAAGAAGGCGGGGTTATGCGCGGCACGGGAGGCCTCAGGCTTGCCGTTCCGATTTCTGCGAGCGCAGGAACAACCGAGACGTCTACAGGAGCCATCAGGCGTCAGTTTGGCGGCACTGCCTATAACCGCGATGTCAGACCGAAAAAGAACGTCATGCCGGTGAATGTAGGCGGCAAAACCTATCTCTTCCGAAAAAGAAGAAAGGCCGAGGACGTATTACCGCCGTTATTTGTTCTTAAAGAAGAAGTCCGCCTTAAGCCCCGCCTTGGTTTTTACAAAACTTGGAAAGACATGGAACCCGAAGCGATTCGGATCGTTAGCGGCGCTCTCACGAAAGCGGTAAGGGAGGCGACAAGCTAATGCCGAATACCGTCCGTGAAAATATTTTCCAAAACATAAAATCGGCACTTTCTCTTATTTCAGTTGCCAACGGCTTTGACAACAACATCGCAAGCGTCCAGCAGTGGGATGTAAACGGCAACACTTTGGCATCTGTTCCGACAATTATCGTCAATTCCGGTCCTGAAGACGGATCAGACAACGCCTATCCGCTTACGACATGCAGTCTGAAAGTTTTTCTCACTCTTTGGACGCGCATCGACGAAGGATCTCCAAACGCGCCGGATACCGTTTTAAACAGTCTCTTAGGGGACATCAAAAAGAAATTAAAAGAGGACATCACGCGCGGGGGAAACGCCATCGATACGTCAATCACGGCGGTCGAGCCGTTCGACACGATTGAAGGCCAGGGGGAAGTGGGGCTCGTGATAACGGTTGAAGTCAAATACCGCCACGCTCAAATAAATCCGAAAACGGTTATGTAAAAAAGGGAGATCAAAATGAGATCAGCACTTGGAGTTATGTACGCGAAGGTCGAAGGAACCTACGGCACGGATTCGGTGCCGACGGGTGCGGCAAATGCCATCCAGGCATTTGACGTAAAGCTGGATCCCCAGCACGAAACGTTGGAGCGAGACGACTTTGCAGTCAGTAAATCCAAATTAAAGAGTTTGGGGGGCAAAAGAAAATACGAGCTTTCGTTTTATGTGGAACTTAAAGGCTCGGGTGCTGCCGGCACCGCCCCTCGCGGGGTCGGGGATCTTTTGAAAGCGTGCGATCACACCGAAACCGTGAGCGCCGGTGTCAGCGTCACCTACGCGCCGCGTTCGGGGTCGCTCCAGTCCTGCACGATCTATCTTTTCATGGACGGGGTGCGCCATATTCTCATGGGCTGTGTGGGCGATATGGAATTTTCGGGTGTTGCCGGTGAAGTTGCAAAGCTCAAATTCAAAATAAAGTGCCTCTATGCCACGCCTACAGATCAAGCGCTTCCGGCAAGCCCAACGTACGATTCGACGGTGCCCGTGGTTCTAAAGAATCTCACGGCGACGATGGACGCATACGCCGCGATTATTCGTGAGCTCATGTTGAAACAGGGCAACAAGATCACCGAGCGCGGGGATTTGACGGCGACTCACGGGATCCGCGGTTTTGACGTCGTTGACCGAAATCCCGAAGGCGAGATCACGGTTGAGGCGACAACGCTTGGCACGAAAAACTGGTACACGAAGTTTGAAGCCGATACCGTGCAGGTTTTAAGCCTTGCTATCGGAGCAAGTGCCGGGAATATCTGCACGATCACTGCAAATCAATGCCGCCTGAATAACATTCCTTATGACGCGTCAGACGGCATCCTTGTTCATAAGCTGCCGTTTCAGATGGCGCGTTCGGCTGCGGATGATGAGTATGCGATTGTTTTTACATGATTTCTAAGTAACTTTAACCGAAAAAGAAAGGGTAAAAATGATCATTCCCGATTTGACGGACAAGCACGAAGTGAAGGTGAAAGACGCGGTATTCAGCGTGAGGGCGTTGCCCGCGAAAACGTATCGCAGTCTCATTTCAAGGCTCTCTTTTTTGAGGGAGATGAGTAACAAAGTCACGAAGGAAAGCTTCGAGAGTTTGAAAGCGCAGGATCCCCAAAAGTACGAAGAGGTGAACGAAAAGCTTCATGAGGTTTTTAGAGATTTCATCAAGCAGAGCGTCACGGGGCATACCGGCATCACGAAAAAGGACGGGTCAGGCGTTCCTTTTGTTTCTGACGAAAAAGGCCTCGTGTCCGAGGAGACATTGGACGCTTATGAGCGTCTTCACATTACCTATATTTTGGCGAGTGAAGTGATTGCCTTGAACACCATGACAGGGCAAGACCTAAAAAACTAATCATCGCTGTCTTGCAGTCGGAGCTCGTTAAATCCCACGAATGCGAGACGGCCGCACCGGCGGTCCGGGAAATCATGGGCTGTGACAGACCAAAGCCGGAAAGTGCTTGCTTCAAGTTTGACGGCATCGTGATTGATCGGTGTCCGGGTTTTTATCTAAAAGAAGGCGGACTCATCAAATTCGCCTATGAGCTTCACAATTGGCGTGAAAAAGGTTTTTTGCCGTATCCGGGCGGATATCTCGATCAGCCAAACCGGATTGTTGAGATTTGTAATTACATGGATTATTTGTTCGCGGAAAAACTTAAACGGGAAATAAAGTCATGAGCGACACAACGCTAAGCATAAAGCTTCTCTTGGACGATAAAGACGCCTTGGGGAAACTTAACGGCGCTCTAAAACAAATTGGCGATAATTCAAAAAGCTCCACCGATTCGATGAATCTGGGCTGGGCGGGGTTTGCTTCCCAGCTTTTTATCGTGGAAAAAGCCATCGGGCCTGTCATTGAGCTCATGAAAAGTGCCGTCGTTGAAGCCCAAAAAGATGAGGAAGCCTTTCACAGGCTTACGATGGCGCTTCAAAATCAAGGTTTCACGACCGATGCCTTATCGAAAAAGTATGAGGACTTAGCAGATAGTCTTTCCCGGTCGACGCGGTTTAGTAAAAGCGCCCTAGAAGAGACAATCACAACCCTTATAAATCTCGGCAACGTGGGCCCGAGTCAGATGGATAAGATTACGCGGGCAACGCTTAATCTTGCGACGGTAACGGGCCGGGATCTTCCGCAAGCAGCCCTCATTATGGCAAAGGCCGCCGAAGGCAATCTTACGGCTTTAAAGAAATGGGGCATCGAGCTTGACGAAAATAAAACAAAATCCGAGCAGTACGACCAGCTCTTAGAAATTCTTTCCACGCGCTTTGGCTCGGCCGCGACCGAGGATGTAAAAAACTTCTCGGGCGCACAGGCGCAGCTGGGGAACGCCATCCATGAGGTTTTAGCGGAGCTCGGGAATTTCGTTATTAAGTCGCCGGGTGTTCAGGCGGCTATGGCCGGCATGACAAAAGGAGCGCTCGATCTTGCCGAGAGTCTTAAGAAGATCAACGCAGAATCCGAGGGTGATCGCTCGAAAAAGTTTATGGAGGCGAATAAACAGAATCCCGATATCGCCCGGTTTTTACAGCAGCAGAATGCTTCAGCCATTGCCTCGGGCGGGGAAGCTCAAAATAATCAAGCGAGGCCTTCTTCGGAAGAAAATTTCTTAAGAGGCCTTACCGATTTACACGCCCAAGTCAATGCCCAGTTAGAAGCCGATCAGGTTCTTCATAATCAGCGGATGGATGAGATCGACCGGCTATTTAATGATTCAAAGTTAAATCAGCTAATTTCAGGTTCCGAGACCGCAAAACTTATTAAAGAGCAGGAAACACAAGCTTATCTCGAAAAAGAACAAAAGAAAATCGATGCATTTTTAAAAGCCGCGGATCTTGATAAAGCCACGCAAGCAAAGTTACTTCAATACAAAAAAGCGATCAGCGAAGCGGAGCTTGAAAACCACCAAAAAACACAAGAAGCGGTTTTAAAGGCCGAGCTTCAAAAATTTAAACTTCAGTTTCAGCTGGCATCGGCTGTGGCCAATTTAAGCCAAGAGCTTTCGATTGCAACAGGATCAAGCGCCCTAAAAGGGATATCGGTGGTTTTAAATGCCAGCGTTGCCGCTGCAAAAGCGATTATAGCGATCAAAGCAGCCGTGAACCCGCTTGCGCGAATCACCGCCGCCATCGAGCTTGCCGCCGTCATTGTGAGCGCGGCTAACGCTTTTAGCCAGATTAATGCCGCCGAAAAGGCGCTGAACGAATCAAAAAATAAAGAACTCGAGCTTCCCAATATTCCGGGTCTTGCCGGTGGAGGCACCGTCACGCGCACGGGAGCCGTTCTTGTGGGTGAGCGGGGACCTGAACTACTGAATCTACCTCGCGGCGCTATGGTTTCTCCAAATCAAAGTTCAGGCGGGAATGTCTATCACATCCAGATCGTGATCAATAATCCTGTTTTTACTCCTGACAATCTGGCGGATCAAGTTGTAAGGAATATCGGGCCCCGGCTGTCGCAGTTTATCGACGTTGAAAGGGAAAGACTTTAATGGCTGATGAAATCGACATAAATATTGGGACGCTTGATCTCGACAGCAACAACAACGTTGCGGTCGAAGATATGAATATCAGTGTTGCCAAAAGCATTCAAGAATTTGATCTTCCGAAGTTTCACGGATCGGTTGTGCCTATCGGGAAACGGAAAACATTAAACGTTAGAATCCGCGGGACAATCACCGGCTCAAACTACGACAACCTAAGATCGAAACTCGATGATTTAAAAGGCGCGTTTGAGGGCTCATCCGAACAGAATTTGACGCTGGATGATGATCGAATCCTTAAAGTCCAGTACCGGAATTTCGCGTATTCATATAAGACGCTTCGGACGTTCGCAGATTTTTCGGTGGATCTGGTGGCGTCCGACCCCTTTTGGTACGGCTCAAGCGTCACGACTCATGACGAGAACCCGGCAATAAGCACAACCCCTTTTGTCGTCAATAACCCGGGAAACGCCCCATCGAGGGTCAGGGTTCGGATTTCCAACGCCTCAGGCAACATCATCGACAACTGCAGGCTTGAAAACCAGACGACGGGGGAAACCATGCAGTACCGGGCAACGGTTTTAATGGGGAAAAATCTTGTAATCAATAATCGAATGGATTCGGAGGATCTTTCCGTCACAAATGACGGGGTCGATGATATCAAAAACTTCGAAGGGGATTTTTTGACGCTCAATCCCGGAGATAACACGCTTGTTTTTACAGGCACGGGAAGTACAAGGATCGAGATCGAATTTAGAGCGGCATATTACTGATCGAAAAGGAGGCGGATAGTGGACAAGATCATCATCGATAAAACGACAAGAATCATACGGGCGGTCACGACAGACGAGGATCCGCTGATATTGCCGACCGAGGAAATCGTTCCGGCTGGCTTTAAGGTTTTTTTGAATGTGGAGAATCCGAAGCTTCTGGCGGATAACCAAACAATCGTCGGGGCGACGCCGGAGGAAGTTGAACTGTACGCGGATATTCAAAACCCCGGAAGAAAGAAAAAAAGAGAACTTAGCCAAGCCCTTGATGAAACCGTAACTATTCTCAATGACCGCGGCGACGACAAGCTTGCGGACGTTCTTCAAAAGCTAAAGGACTACATCGGATAAATGAACGTCAAGGCCGGTAGTTTTACAACGAATACCGCGACAGGAAACCAAGCCGTTACAGGCCTCGGTTTCCTGCCGAAGCTTATTCTATTCTTCAGCGCCGCTGCTACCGCCGAAGACAGCGGGCAGTCTGATCTTAACCCCTTTTTTGGCGCGGCAAAAAGTTCAACGAAAAGATGGTGCGCCTCCGCGCACGACGATGACACCTTGGCCACGGCCAACACTTGCAAGGGGTTTCGGAGTAATAAGTGTATCGTCTCCGCGCAACCCACAGACACGACGCTCATGGAAGCGGATTTTGTTTCGATGGATTCGGACGGCTTCACGATTAATTGGACGACTGCTCCGGCTGCTTCGCGCGTGGTTTATTTTCTCGCAATCGCGGGCGATGACGTGGACGTCGAAGTGGGGATATTTGATTCGCTCACCACAACCGGCTCTCAGGCGATTACGGGCGTGGGTTTTGCGCCGGTTGGACTCATTGTGGCGAACGGCACTATTAATACAGCCGAAGGTTATGTCGGGGATCTTGTTTATACCATCGGGTTCGGCTCCTCCGGCCGGAATACGGTAAATGCCATTTCTTGCGACGATGCGGCGATCACCTCTGACACCGAAGGCTCGCAGGTCGCAAGCTCCATCTGCAGACGCCATCAGTTCACCGTTACAAAAGAGGCAAGTCTCACCTCGCTTGACTCGGACGGTTTTACACTCAACTGGTCAACGAATTCAGCGGCAACAGCCACGCGCTGGGGATACGTGGCTATCGGCGGCGCAAACGTTCGCTGTTACGCCGCCTTAGACGTCGAGCCGACTTCAACGGGGAACTTTTCCAAGACGGGCTTGGGTTTTTCGCCGCAAGCGATTCTCTTTTTATCTCAATCGAAGGCTCCAAGCGGTGTGATTACTGCGCAGGGGAATTTTTGCATCGGTGTTGGAGTGAGTTCTTCCGAGCGCTTTGCGACGGCGAATGATTCACGCGACAACCAAGCAAATATGCAGGCGCATAAGAAACAAGCGTCAAACCGCTGTTTGCAGCACATCACCGCAGGCGCCTCACTGCCGCCGACCGTTAATGCGGATGTGGATGTCGTTTCGATGGACGGCGACGGATTTACTTTAAACCAGACAACCGCCGACGCAACGGGGAGAGAATACAACTTCTTTGCCATCGGCGCCGCCGGACAGCCCTCGCGCGTGCGCCATGACAACACACCGCACCAGCGCACAAAGTTTTTTAATGAAGTAACAAGATAGGGAGAAACCATGGCCGCCACCGACGCTAAACCGATTCCGATAAAAAACCAAGCTTACAGAGCATATTTTGCAATCTATGACGCCGACGGGGACCCGGTGGCCAGTGCCGCGGGGCTCGATTCAGAAGTTTCAAAAGACGGCGGGGCCTTGGCCGACTGCACGAACGAAGCAACTGACATAGGGCAGGGAATTTATTATCTCGATCTAACCGCCTCCGAAATGAACGCCGATGGCGTTGTCGTTATCGTGAAAACGACGACCAGCGGTGCGAAAACGACCGTTTTGACCATGTACCCCAAAGAGCCCGGCGATATTGTGGATATCGCGTATAAGAAAAATATTGCCCACGCGAACTATATGTTTCTCATGGTTGACGATACCGACGGCAAGACAGCCGAAACGGGGCTTACGGGCATTACGTGCCAGCGTTCTATAGATGCGGGAGCGTTTGCGGCTTGCGCTAATAGCGCTTCCGAAGTTGGAAACGGCTGGTACAAGATTGATCTTGCGGCGTCTGATTTAAACGGCGATGAGATCATTCTTCGTTTCACGAAAACCAGCGTCGCCAGAAACTGGGAACACAAAATAAGAACGGTGGCCTCCTAAATGACCGCACGGATTGTATCTCCATCAAGCGTCGTTGTTACGCCCGATCACGGCATAATCGGGAATTATTCTTCCGGGACGCCGGTAGTCACCATTTCTCCGTCAAGGTATGCCATTGAGATACGCGACAAGAATTTTCAGCTTAAAAGACGCATTGAATCTCACGTCACCGCTCTTTCGTGGGAGTGGAACCGTATCGGCGGGTGCGGCCGGGCGACCATTAAAGTTGACGGGAATTACAAAGGTTTCCAGGTTAACCCCGATGATGACGTAAGAATTTATCTTCCGAAAGCGGGATCGGGGGCCCTCCTTTGGTACCGCGGATACGTGGAAGCCGTGTCGCCAATCATTCAGACGGGAAACTCAGGATCCATCACGATAGAATGCACCGGCTACTTCGGCTGGCTTGACCGGATCATTGTTCATGACTCGGGGGCAAGCAAAGTTTATACAAATCAGGAAGTGAGCGCCGTTGTTCAAAACATCGTCGACAACTTCATCGTCGGAAACTCCGGGATCACCCGCGGCACTATTCAATCGGGCAACTTTTCGCCGGATTCGATTTCTTTCAAAACGACCGCGAAGGAAGCAATAAGAACGCTTTTTGATTTGCTCGGGACGGTCGAATACGGCATCAACGAGAACTTGCAGTTTTTCTGGTACAACCAAGACCCGATTTTAAAGCACGTCTTTTATCTCGGCGACAAAGTAGTGAAGATCACCGACAGGGTCGATTTTAAAAACATCGTGAACAAGATTTACTTTGAAGGCGGCGAGGCAAGCCCGGGCGTTGTTTTCCAAGCGACAGGGCAGTCGCAGTCGAGCATCAACCGCTACGGCAAGCACGAGGAAATTATTTCCAACGGCTCGATCTACACTTCAAACGTCGCAAGCCAGTTCATCACAAGCATTCTTCGTCAAAGAGGCATTCCGGCGCGGCAACTTTCTATCAGTTTGAAGAATACAACGAAACGATTTGAAACGTCTTTACCGATTGGCGCAGCTTCCATTGTCGATTCAGAGAATAATCAGACAGGTGCCGTTTACGGCACGACCGCCGCAGGCGGATCAAATAAGTATTACGGCTCTGTTTTAAACGGAGGATCCGGCCAGCTCTACGGCGGTGTCGCAAAGCATCAAGTCGACCGCGTGCAATATCAGATGAGTCCTGAGGACGGGCGGGTTCATGCGGAAGTGCAGTTCGGCACGTCCATCGGTTATTCCAGAGCATCGGCCGCATTACGAAAGCTTGAACTTGAACAAAACGCACTAAGGCTTCGGAGTCTTTAAATGGCAGGGTCAACCACTTATCCGCAAGGCGTCGACAATAAAACAGCACTCCAAGACGGCGTCGACATTATTCAGGCAGATGACGTTAACGATGCTTACGTACCGGTTGACGCAATTGAAACCTTTGTCGGCGCATCAGGAAAACCGCAAAGCGGCTCAATTGATCTTTTGGAGTATCTTCGGTATCTCGCGGATCCGGCAAATGAAGCAAGGGTCGAATGGGTCAGCGCCACGTCGCTTAAGATCAAGGCCGGTATTATCTGGTGTACCAACGCAAGCGGTTCTATCCGTGTTCCGCGAAAACTAACGGCAGATATTACGCTTACTTTTGCGGATCTCGACACCGGCGGCGAGGCGGCCAACACCCGATACTTTGTGATAGCGGCCGCCGATGCGTCGAATACCACCATCACAGGAAAATTTAGCTTAAGTAGTACCGCGCCCACCGGCATAACGACTTTCGCGGTCCTCGCCTCTTTTCAAAATAACGGTTCTTCGGATATCGATAAATGGTCAGTCAAGAATTTCAGAGAGCGCAGGAAGCCCGGAGAGCGGATGGAGTGGTACGGCACCATCGCAAGCCTGCCGGAAGGATGGAAGCATTGCGACGGCGCGGCGATTTCAAGAACGCGCTTTCCCGAGCTTTTTGCCGAAATCGGAACAACCTACGGGACCGGCGACGGCAGTACGACTTTCAACGTGCCCGATTCACGCGACAAGTTTCCGGTGGGGGCCAAACAAGACGATTCGGGCGCCGCAAAAACGAATTTAACAGGGGCGCTTCTAAAAGTTGGAGGCGATACCAACCAGCCGCCTTTAACCGGAAATGATAACTCAGGCGCGTTTCAACCGGCGGGATCAAATCCTCCGTTATCGTGTTCATTTTCACCGCATAAACACACATTCATTCCGCCGTTTGAAGCGGTGGCCGTTGCGATCAAGGTGTAGCCATGCATGAGATCAAAGAAAATAGTTTTATCTGCATCGAAGACGGCGCAATTCCTCACAATTTATGCGATCAAATCACGGCTGGTTTTGAGGGCTCGCCCGGCGTTGTTGCAGGCCGTGTTGTCGATCAAGACGGCGCTCATGTTGTTAATAAAAAAGTAAAAATATCGGCGGACTTGGATTTCAGTAAAGAAGCTGGCAAGGATTCGGAGATCGATAGATCGCTTTTTGGTCTTGTGAATCTCGCATTCCAAAGATATGTGGAGCAGTTCGGCGTACTCAAGGCCTTCTCAATATACGACACAGGGTATTTTTTAACACGGTACGAAAAGGGACAGGGCTTTTACGATTGGCATATTGATGCCGGCAACGACGCGACGATCAACCGCCTTTTTTCATGCCTCATCTATTTGAATACGGTTGAAGAAGGTGGCGAGACTGAATTCTTTTATCAGAAGCTTTCCATTAAGCCGGTCAAAGGCCGGATGGTTCTTTTTCCGGCGTCTTGGACGCATCTTCATCGCGGCACTATGCCGGCGTCGGAGGATAAATACATTATGACAACCTTTTTGACGCATAAGGTTTCAAACCTCATGCAGCTTAAAGAATTATAAAAGGGGGGTTTTATGCTTAAGCCGACAGGAGAAACATTTACCGCCGAGGTTGACGGAAGGACGAGGGAGGTGATCGTTTACACCCGCGAATCAACGGTCACGCAGAGAGTGGACATTGCTGCTTTAAAAGTACGAAAGGGCGTACTCGAAAAGGAGCTCGATGAAGTAAACCAGATCATTTTAGAAATTGTTACCCAAGAGGCATGAAATGAAGGACTGTACAGCGGATTCAGACGCAACTTTAAATCGAAAAAAACAAAGCAACGGGGAATCCATCAAAATTTTATGGTGGCTTCTTGCGACAGTGACGGGCGTTTTAGTTACAGGAGCTTTCTTTTGGGTGACAGGAATTACGACAAGGCTGAATACGGTCGATGCCGCGCAGGTTTCAAACATTGAACGAATCACAAGGCTTGAGGAGACTTTTAAGGGCTTGTCAAAAGACATCGCCAAAATTGACCAGAAGCTTGAAACCACAAATGAAAAGCTCGACAAACTGTTAGGGAGGAGCATGACATGAAAAAATGGATCATTGCAGGTCTTTGTTTATTTAGTTTGTGCGGTTGTGCGGCTTTAAAGCCGGTCAATCATTGCCCGGTTGCAAAGATTGAGGTTTATCAAAAATCGCCCAACAAGAATTTCACCCCAAACAAAGGCGAAAGGAGACGGGCTCATGAAAATGCGATATCTACTATTTAGTGCTTGGGTTTTTCTTTTAGCCGGATGCGCTTCAGTGACACCGAGGTTTCCGTCGCTCACTGCGCCCGAGAAGCCCCGAACGGTTTACAATTGGAACGAAGAGGTTGTGACCGAGCCCACGGTAATAAAGACTACCGGCGACAGCGCGGTTGTCGTCCAGCGTACCGAAAAGAGGCTATCGGTCGGGCTTGATACGACACCGAAAAAGGTCGGCTTCATTGAAAGGATCGGGAATTTTATCGGCGGTTTAAGTTTCTGGATTTTTGCTTTGATCGTTCTAGCGCTGATCATAGCGCCGGGCGCGACAATCGGATTTCTATTTAAAAAATACGCTCAATATAAAAATGCCATGAAGCAGACCGTGGCCGCGATCAAGGAAGCCCGCGCAGTTGATTCCCAAGTGCTTCACGATGCGCTTAAATCAAAACAAAGCACCGACACGAAAAAGATCGTCGGCCAAATAAAAGCTAGTTTATAGCTCTCTTAACGGGGTCAAATTGAGTCGCGCTTCCTTTATATATATAGCCCTTGAATCTTACAAACGGCAGAGGTACCATCCCCTCGTTCGTAAAGACCGCAATTTTTTTGTTTAAAAAGGATACCAAATGGTAACGATTTTTAGGAGGCTGGTGCTGAATGTCTAATGCATTACCCGCTTTAAAGACATCGTATCCATACGTGCCGGTTACGCCAAACGCTCCGCGCCAAAGGATCGAGCGCCCGGTTGTGGTGGAGGAAAATCTCGGCTTTGAGGAGATGTCGAACCGTTTTATTTCGTACATGAAGGTGCGGAATTATTCGGAAAGAACGCTTGTTAAATACCGGGCGGAGCTAAAGCACCTTTTTACGTTTCTTCGCGGATCAAGAGGCCTTGAGTATCTGGACGATGTGACAAAAAAGGATATTTTGGAATATGAGAATTCTGTCTATTCCACGACCCGGATAAAAGACGGAAAGCCTCTTAGTCAGGAATCCAAGGTCGGCAGGATCGTCGTTCTGAAAAGCTTCTACAAATTTTTATCGAAGACGGAACTTCTTCCTTATAACCCCGCCGCCAATATCGACATTCCGGTTGTCCGAAACAGCCGTCTGCGCGAAGTCTTGAGCGAAGAAGAAATGTTTAAGCTTCTTGATTCCGTTAAAGGGGCAAATCCGATTGAGGTGCGAAACCGCGCAATGCTTGAGTTTCTGTATTCGACGGCGGTAAGAGCAGAAGAGCTTTTGAATATAAACATCAGGGATCTTGATATCGAAAAAGAAGAAGTCCGAATCCGCTACGGTAAAGGGCGTATGGGTAAAAGAGAAAGACTTCTCCCAGTAGGCAAGGTGGCCTTGGAGTGGCTTAAAACTTACATCGAAAACATAAGGCCGGCACTTCAAAAAAGCAATGACGAGGGGTACTTGTTTCTTTCGCGCAACGGCAGAAAACTTCTGATCATCGATCCGAACCGGATCGTTAAATTTTACGCCAAAAGGTGCGGCATCACGAAAAAGATTGTCTGTCATTCGATGAGGCACAGTTGTGCGACGCACATGCTTAAAAGGGGTTGCGATATCCGCTTCATTCAGGATCTTTTGGGCCACGATTCGATTGAAACGACGGTCATCTATACAAGGCTTGTGATCGACGACTTAAAGGAAATCCACGATAAAACGCATCCCCGCGAGCAGGTGTCTAAATGAAGGCGCTCTGGAATTATTTAGAGTCTTTATCGAAGGGCGGCGCTCGGCCGCGGAGCGTCGATACTTACAGGAAAGAGCTTGGACTTTTTGCCGAGTTTCTTTTAAGGGAACGAAAAAAGGATTTATTGGAAGCGGACACCGAGGATGTCGAGGCGTATCTCAAAAAACGAAAGCCGGTTTTAAGTGCTTGGTCTTTTTACAATTGCTTTGGAAGGATCCGCGGGTTGTATAGATACTTGGAAAAAGAGGGACTCATTTCAAAGAACCCGGCCGTGCCCATAAAAAGCATTAAAACGCCGTCGCGGGAGAGCGCCGCATGACAAAGACCAAAGAAATTCAAGATTATTTGACGTATCTGTTTAATCGGGGTCATAGACCGACAAGCCTCAAGACGATAGGGAAGGACCTTGATCTTTTTGTGCGGTTTCTGAAAGAGCAGAAAAAGGAAATCCTCAAGGTGGATCCGGTTGATATCGAAGCGTATCTTGAAAAAATAAAGCCCACCATCAGCGACCATACTTATTATCACCGCTTCTCAACAATCCGGTGTTTTTACCGCTATCTCGAAAGGGAGCTCCTTATTTGTTATAACCCCGCGGCCGCGATTGAAGGAATAAAAACGCCCGGGAAATTGCCAAAGGTGGTGCCGAACGAAAAGGAAGTCGACGAATTTCTCGGCAAGCCGCGTCTGTGTACGGCTTATGGAATAAGGGACAGGGCGATCTTCGAGCTTTTTTATTCGGCGGGTCTGCGCAATCAAGAATTGAGGGATTTGAAGCTCGAGGATGTCGACCTGGCTCAAAGGGTTGCGACTGTCCGGGAGGGTAAGGGCGGGAAGGGCCGGATCGTGCCGTTTGGGCGTAAGGCAAGGGAGGCCATTGAAGTGTATTTGACCAAAGTCCGGCCAACCTTGCAAAAAAAGCCGACCCATTATTTGTTTTTAACGGATCGGGGCAATCCGATAAGCCAGCACATGCTTCGTTACACAATGAATCGCTACCGGGATCCCGAGAATAGAACAAGCACGCCGCACACGTTGAGGCACGCTTTTGCGCTTCATATGCTTCGAAAAGGGGCCTCGATTGTTCATCTTCAAAGGCTTCTTGGGCATGACCGCATTACGACAACCACGGTTTACACGCGCCTTAATCCCGAGGATTTGAAGAAGGCAGTCAAAAAGTACCATCCCCGCGAACTCGCCGCCGAATAATCCCCTTCCGGTGCCGTTTCTGGCAACCATTATCGCTTTACTCTGTGATTAATACCACTATGTTGTAATCACAGGGATAACTCAAGATACCATTACCTATATAGACCCAGGCATCGGGGCGGACAAGCACGACGAAACGTTAACCGTCACAAAAGACGGTTTTATGAAGGCGTGGAAGGGGAATGTTACCGCTGATTCTACCTTAGTGAATGCGGCCAAAGCGCGCGTAGGATCTCAGACACAAATACTTACAGCTAGCCAAACCCAGCAGATAAGAGGCGCGTTCTGGGGGAGCATCCTAAGTCTCATTGGATCGGTTTTAAGCTGGATTCCGATTCCTGGGCTTCAGCAGATCGGATGGATACTTACGGTCATTTCCACAGCCGTAGCGGCCATAGAAGGGGATTTTGTCACGGCCATAGGCAATATCGTCACTCTCGGCTTTAATAGCATCGTAGGTGCATTTAAAACGGCTTTTGACGGGGTCCTTAAGACTTTGGGACCTGTTGGCGATATGTTCCGAACGATGGGGCAAGCCCTTAACACCGTCTACAGTGGGGTTGTCGGATTTTTTAATAGCGCTATTGGGTTCTTGCCGGGCATTGGACCTGCGCTTCAGGGAGCGGCGGCCGCGGCGCACACGACCATCGGCGCACAGATCGTCAATACGGCGCTTTCGACCGGCCTCAATATTGGGGTTTCCCGGGGACTAGAAAGTTTGGGCGTTTCGCCCCAAATCTCCAACTTTCTCGGCTCATTGGCCGCAGGAGCAATCATTGGCGGTCTTAAACCTGAAACGATGGCTGGCGGACACGTCGCCGTTAGCCAAGCCCAGAATATCCAAGCATCCGTTCAATCAGCCGTTGTTCTTAATAATGTGGGGCGTTTAGGAACGGAGCTTGGACTTGATCCCAGTTTCACCAATATCATTGGTTTGTCTCTCGGAGCGATTCAAGGGCACCTTATAACAAATCCCGGATCCAATCTTGAGCTGGCGTTCAGCGAAATTAGGCCGGATCTGATTGGTTCGCTCGCTCAGTTTGGAGTTCAAAAACTCGGTATCTCACTCGGCGTAGATCCCCGCCTCTCGTCCCTCATCGGGTCGCCGATCAGCGCGGGTATTGGAACCATCTTTGGGCAAGGAGTAACCACAGGCACGCAGATCATAAATTCAATCAATGATGGTTTGATACGCGGCGCTACTTCTCTCGGTATTGAGTATGCCACTCAAGGTGTTGACCCACTTCTCGGATCTCTAACTTCAAGGGCAATAACGGGAGCAATTGAAGGAGTTTTGGGTGGCAATATCTTTGATGGTATTTTCAGAGCTTTTTCGCAATCAGCGCTTAACGTAGCAAGACTTGGTGTCTCGGGCACCGACTCATGGAGTCAGACACAGTATCTTCAAAGAGTGATTAATTTTTCAGATATCGTACAGCAAAAGGGGCTCGCGCAGGCGATTGAGGATTCGGCGACCCAGGTGTTAACAGAAGATTCGATCAGCTCAATCCTCAAGTCATTCCAGACGGTAGGAGCGTTTATCCAAGATCAGATTCAGGGTAACAAACCTCAAACGGTTCAGCAGGATGGAACCACATACAAGAAGGTTTTGCTTGCCAATGGGGACTACCAGATCTATACAGCGGACTATAAGAATCTTGTTGAAGTGAAAATGGGGAATACAATTCTTCGCGGAACCTTTGGTAAAGACGAAGCAGGGCACCTGGGCCTCAAAAACGGCACTGTTTCGGTCTACGATGAAAATGAAAGACTTCAGTCTAAAACCTATATCGAAAACGGCTGGAATATCAAAGACGTTCATTATTCCGTCGATCCTCTATCCGGTCAAGACGTGGTCGACTTGACCGTGAAGCCGATCAAAGGGAAGCTTGGGGTAACATTTGATGAGTTTGGAAATTACAGAGATGCTGATATAGAAAATATGAAAGGTGATTTTAATTTCTCAATTAAAAACGGTGTTGTCTCATCTGGCCAATATGGATTCCGATTTATGGGTGACACTGATTTGACATGGATGAATCAGCAGGGGCTAGACATTAACAATTTGAATAATTTCTCAATGAGTCAGACCCTTGACGATAATGGTCAATTTACAACATCTTTGAGATGGGAAGCCAACGATTCAACAGTACCGGAAAATTGGATCGAGGCATTAAAGTCGCCAGAGGCTGCGGAACGCATTTTAAATGCGTTTCAGGGATTTGGATTCAGAACTAATGCTGAAATATCACAGCACTTAAATAATAACGCCGAAGTTCTCAGGACTGTTGCAAAAAGTGGCACAGTTATTTCTGTGAGAGGCAAAACTCCAGCAGCAGCTATGATAAAAACAATTTCAATGGGACCGATTAATCATACTGCAACTCTATACGAAGATAATGGTGGGCAAAAATGGGTTTTTGAAGAAAAGGGTCCGATGTTTTGGCAAGGCCTTCGTATAGTCAAGCTTGATGACTGGATCGCGCAATATCAATCAGAGGGCGCGGATATTAATATTGGCGGTTTAGATGAGGCTGGTGTCAACCAAGATCTTAAACAAGCTATTGAGCGTAATTTCTTTTATTGGAATCGGGACGAAAATGGCAATTGGACAATGACTAATGAAGTCATCGAGATGCCATATAACACCTTCAATTTAATTGGGCTGACTTCTGGGGGAAATATTTGTAGTAGTTTGATTGTAGAGTTGTATAAAGATAGCGGACATCCTTTATTTGAATTGACGGAAACGGATGCCCAACATCAATACTCTCCAAACGATGTTTATAGACGACTTAAACTTTTAGGTTATACTGATTAGTCATGAATAGAGAAAAAATATATCTCAACGCATCATACGCCATTTCGTTGATTTACATCTTTCTCGGTGTTATCATTCACGACTGGACATATCATATGGTTCCGTCGATACCGGGTGAAAAAAATGCTCGCGGGATTTTTATTGAGATTTTTTTGATTTCCTACGGCCTCATTATTTTTACTGTCAGCTTTTTACGAGCGAGAAACAGGACAAAGAAACTAACGTTAGCTGCTTTATTCTATGCAGGACTGAGCATTATTTTTGTAATAGGAGCTTTTACGTCGGCGGCCGATCGTTCCCCGGAACACTCTTTTTTATATAATATGGGCCAATTTCTTAGCGTTGCGCTGATTCTTTATGCACCCGTTTTATTGCTTTACCTGTTTAACAAAAAAATTGGAAAAACTCAATGAAGTCTGCCGTTTTATCGTTTTTTTCTTTTTTACGATGGTAATTAGTGCGCAAGCACTTAACACTGAGGTTGACTTGCTTCAAGAAGGAAAAAGGAGTCTTGAAAATGGTCAATACCAAAAGGCAGTGAGTTGTATCGGTGAGCTATTAACAAAATCTGGTAATGAGTCCCAAGACCCAAAAGTATTGGCTCTACACTTAGCCAGCCAAGCATACGGTATGATGAGTCAATTCAAAGATCCGGCCTATAACAAAACGATAGAAAATAATCTTCTCAGGGCAATTGATCTTGATCCCGAGTGGCAATACCCAAAACGCTTATTGGAGCAATTTCGCGGACAAAAGAAGCCGTCATATTTTAGATAAGTATAAGAATATAAGTATAAGTATAAGGGGTCAAATCTTTTCTTGACTGCATGTCACTTCTCTGCTAACTTGTTCCCATGTCCAGGCCTCTTCGAATAGTATATAAGGGGTCAAATCTTTTCTTGACTGCATGTCACTTCTCTGCTAACTTGTTCCCATGTCCAGGCCTCTTCGAATAGAGTACCCCAACGCTTTCTACCACGTCATGAACCGCGGTGCTGGGCGTCA